ACGGCGGCGCCGCGTCGTCGTACCTGGTTTTGCCGTCGTGGGGCCGCGTGTCGTGGACGTGCACGGGCGGCACTGTCACCGGGACTGACATCTTCCTGTACGGCCGCTAGGCGGCACCGTAACCCACCCAGCCCGCCGAAAGGGGCCAGAGTAATGGCATTCTCGCCGAAGTCCGCTTACGCGATCTACGACGATGCAGGGAACTCGGTCAAGGCCGAGAACCGCACCGCGATCGCCGCCGGTGCCGCCACGGTCATCGTCAAGGGCGCCCCCGGGCGTCTCGTCAACGTGGTCATCACCACGGCTGGCACCAGCAGCGACAACGCGACGATCTACGACAACGCGACCGCCGGGTCGGGGACGATCCTGGCGGTCATCCCCGGCGGCACCACGCTGACCGGCGCGCAGGTCCAGATCGACCTGCCGGCGCTGAACGGGATCACGGTCGTGAACGTGGCGTCCGGGCCGGCGTTCACCGTGGGCTACAGCTGACCCCGAGAAAAGACCCGAGCTCGCCGGCTACACAGCCCGTGACGGCCAGCGGGACGGACCATTCCGCGTACGCGGCCAATTCCAGGCCCACTGCGGCCAGCAGGAAGAGCAGGATCACCAGCCTGCGAATGATGCTCACCCCCCGATCATCCCGCAGGCGAGGTGATGTCCGTGGCGAAGGTCCTGGCCACCGTCAGCGGCACGGCACTCAAGCCGGGTGTCAGCCTGAACAGGCGCTACTACAGTGCCGAGGCCATCGCGGACGCGGTGAGGAAGGCGCAGCCCCGCCTCGCCGACGGTTCCATGCCGCTCAGCATGAGAAGCCACCACGCGGCCGACGATGACAGCACCCGCATCGTCGGCCGGGTCCGCTCGCTGACGGTGGCCGGGGACGGCTCAGCGCGGTTCACGGCCGACATCGCCGACACCGAGCACGGGCGCACCATCGCGTCGCTGCTGGACACCACGGGCGGGACGGAGCCGTTCCTGCGGGGGGTGTCCATCAGGGGGCTCTGGGAAGGCCGCATCCGCAAGATCAAGGGGCCTGATGGCGCCGACGCTGAGCAGGGCGATTCGCTGTCGCTCACGGGGCTTGATTACACGGCGTCTCCCGGTGTCCCCGGCGCGGCGGTGGATGCGTTCGCCTGGGCGAAGGACGGTGCGAGCGAGACGACGGAGCGTGTCCTGATCACTGAGAGCGTCCAGGAGGCGCGTGTGACCATCACCGAGGAAACCGCCCCCGCCCCGGTACTGACCGAGGCTGATCAGGCGGCGCTCCCGTTCACCGCGCCGCACGTCCTGGAGAACGGCCTGTGCGTCACCTGCGCCGCAGTGACCGAAGGCGGCAACGCCCCCGGTAACGGGAAGCTGCCATACGGCGACATTCAGTACGCCGATCCTGGTTACCAGTCGGATAAGCAGAAGCGCTACCCCATCGATAATCGCGCCCATGTCAAGGCGGCGCTGGCCTATCTGGCGAAGAAGGCGAACGCGGCCAAGTACACGCCGGCGCAGCTCAAGCGGGTCATGGGCCGCATCCGCGCCGCAGCCAAGAAGTTCGGCATCCAGGTGGCCGCCGAGTCGGCCGGCTGGTCGTTCGACGCCCCCGCCCAGGTGACCGAGGCCCTCGCCGAGCACCTGGGCATGGCGTCGTGCGCCGGGTCATGGTCGGTGCGCGCATCCAACGGCCCCGTCGACATCTGCCTGTCCTCGTACTCGATGGACCCCGAGGACCTGGACGTGATCCTCCGCGCTGCTGCTGACGCCGCCTGCAAAGCCCTGGCCACCCTCGACCCCGACATGGACGGCGACATCGACCTTCCCGGTGTCAGCAGCGACACGGACCCCGACGGCGACGCCCCGGGCGAGTCCGCCCCGGATGAGGCGTCACCCACTGACCCGGCAGCCGGCCCGGCCGCCGCAACCACGGAAACGGAGGCTCCCATGGCGGAGACCACCACCCCGGCGGCCGAAAGCGCGCCGGGAATCGACCAGGCCGCACTCGCCAAGGCCGTCACCGAGGCGCTGGAAGCGCAGGACGCCGCCCGCAAGGCCCGCAAGGCGCAGAAGCGCGCCGCGCAGGAGAAGGCCGCCGCCGACGCCGCGAAGATCGCTGCGGAGTCCGCCGCACTCGGCACCGGCACCCCCGCCACCGCGGGTGCCAGCGTGTCCGAGACCGAGGATCAGCGCCGTGGCCGCCTCGCCGCGATCGTCGAGCAGCAGTTCGCAGCCGCCGCCGCGAAGGAAGGACTCGCCACCGCCAAGACCGACGAGCAGCTCGTCGCCGAGATGCTCGAGGAGCGCATGGTCCCGCTGCGGCAGGCCCGCGCCGAGACCGGCGGCGTCCAGCGCAAGGGCATCGCCGCCCTCGAGGCGATCGCCGACGCGCCCGGCAACGCGAAGGTCCTGGCGTCGGCGGCGAACGACGAGCTGGCCGCCCTGGCCGGCGCGGCGTTCGGGCCGCGCGGCCACCGCTGAGCCCCGCACCACCGATTCTGGCCGCCAGCCGCCCGTGCTGGTGCCCTCCGGGCAGAGATGGCCCCCCTGACCAAACCACTGAAGGCCCCCGTCCACTGCGGGGGCCTTCCGCTGTTCAAGGAGACCTCATGTCCGAGATCCGCGAGGCGCTGACCGCCGCCGGCGCATCCCCGTTCGTCCCGAAGCTCATCGACCCGGTACTCGTGGAGTACCAGCGGCGGTTCGCGCCGTGGTGCCGGGCGATCCCCACCAAGAAGCACAACTCCACCACCTACTACTTCAACACCCGCACCGTCGTCGTGTCCGGTGGGGCGGTGCCGGACGGCGGCGCCCGCCCGGTGTCCACCAGCACGTACACGCAGGGTTCGTTCACGATGGCCCACGTCCAGGCCGTCGGCAGTGTGACCGGGTACGCGCAGGCCGTCACCCAGGACCTCGTAGACCTGCGTGCCACTGAAGTCAACGGCGCCATCAAGGGCTACTACTGGGACATCGAATGCCTGTGCGGCTGGGGTAACGCCGCGTCCACGGCGAACCAGGCGCAGCCCCAGTTCGACGGCCTCGACACCCAGATCTCCACGTTCTCCGCGGGCGGCTCCCAGAACGCCATCGACTACGCCGGGAAGTCCCTGTCCCTCGCCACCCTGGACGAACTCCAGGTCCTCGTGTCGGGGAACGCCGCCGAGCCGGTCGCGGACTCCTCCTGGATGTACGTCATGTCCGTGTCCGCGGAGGCGCGGATCGCGCAGCTGCTGACCGCCCAGCAGCGGTTCGACAACGTGGAGATCGCCGCCGGCCTGATCGTCGCCACCTACAAGCGGATCCCCCTGGTCCCGTCGTCGTTCCTGTCGACGCTCGGCTACGCGGTCGGCACCGTCACCGCGTCGACCGCCACCAACTCGGCGGCGACGCTGAACACCACCTACTACTACAGGATCAGCGCGATCATCGCCCGGCAGGGGGAAATCCTCCCGTCCGCCGAGGTCAGCCAGGCCGTCACGACCGGGAACAACGTGGTGCTGTCGTTCACCCCGCCGACCGGGCAGGACGGCCTCGGCACCCAGCTGTACAAGGTGTTCCGCGGCACCGCCGCCGGCGCGGAGACGTTCCTCGGCTACGTCGACTCCACCGTCGGCCTCGCCTCGGACGGGGTGACGCCGGTCGTCACCAACCAGATCATCGACACCGGGGCGGCGCTGATCCCGCAGAACTCCACCGGCCCCACCGTCCCCGGCACCCTCCCCACCGCCTACTACGGCACCAACACCGGCATGCTGCCGGCAGGCAGCGGCCAGGAGAACATTTACCTGATGTCCCGCGATGCGGGGAACATCGTCCGCCCGTTCGTGCGCGAGGCACAGCCGCTGGATGTTTACCCGACGACCAGCAGCCCGGACTCCATGCCGTTCGCCATCATGGGGGACACCTGCCTCGCGGTGAGGACGCCGAAGTTCGCCGGCCGCGCATACCGCGTCTCGGTGGCTGCCTGACGAAGCGATCCGGGCGGCGCGCTCACCCTGCTGCGGGTGCGCCGCCCGGACCCCTCCCCGGACGGAAGGAACGGCCCCATGTGGCTGCGCAAAGAAACGGGCGGTACCACGATCCCGTGGGAAGGCCGCCCCTACCACTGGCCTGCCGCCGACCCGGTGTGCGAGGTGCCGGCCGGGTTCGGGGAGGTGCTGCTGGGCATCCACGGCGGCGGGTTCACCGAGGTCCCCGCCCCGCCCCCGCCGCCCAAGCCGGCAGCCAGGGCGGTGCCGGCGAAGACGGACAGCCCGGCACCCGAGACCAAGTAGCCGCGAGGGGGTGCGGTCATGCCGGACACCGACACTCCCGTCCCGCTGTGCACTGCGGCGGACTTCCAGTCGTCCGCGTTCGCCGACCTCGTAGCCGGGTACTCTGAGCCGGCTCTCGCGGACCTGATGTCCGAATCGACCAGGGCCTGCGAGGCGGCCGCCGGGGGGCGGCGGCTCGCCCCGTTCACCGTCACCGAAACGACCAGGGCGGACGGGACGGACCCGGATGAGTACCCGGCCGGCGCGTCGCTGCCGATGCCGATCCAGGGGACCATCGGCTGGTCGGAGGCCCTGGCGCTCGGCGGCGGCAGTGACCTGGTGCGGCACTGCTGGCTGACCCAGACCCCGGCCCGGTACCCGGACCTGTGGCAGTACTCCGGCGTGCAGGTGACGGTGATCCGGTCCTACTCCGGCACCCAGCAGTACGGCCAGTCTCAGCTTCTCGACGGGCCGGACAACACGGGTCACCTGTGGTTCCAGATCGGCTCCCTGGTCCCCATCGGGTCGCGGGTCCGGGTGACGTACTCCGGCGGGTACACCGTCGCGGTCCCCGCGGACCTGGTGCGGGCCGGGCGGCTGATGGCCGCATGGATGGTGGTCACCGAACTGAACCCGGGGTCGACGGCGCATGACCCGGACTGGCTGTACGGGTCGGCGTGCAAGATCCTCGGAAGCTACAAGTAACCGGGGGCCGTTCACCCGGTCCCGGTGAACCGTGCGGCCATGGCGGGGCTCATCCCCGCGGTGGCGACCAGCAGCGGGGATCGGGCCGCATGGCCGCCGGGGAGATGCGCCGGGCACACCTCGGTCCCCTGGAACGTGGTGACAGCCTGGGCGACACCCGGCATGCCGTTCCGCTCACCCAGCCGCAGATCGGGCGGCAGGAACGGCGTGAGCTCAAGCTGGCCGGCCTGCGGGCTGCCCGGTTCCGCCCCGGCCGCTTCCGCCGCCGCCATCATCGCGGCCTCCATGTCGGCGCGGTGCGAGTTCTCCCACCCGATCCGGGCGATGATGCAGGTGGCGCACAGGTGCTGCTGTGTCGTGACCTGGACCTGCGAGAGTGCGGCGGCCATCGCCTGGAAGATCATGCTGGGCAGGTGCTCGCCGAGGGTCTGCGCGACCGCCTTAGCGGCCAGGGTCACCGGGTCGGGTTTCAGGCCGGCCGGGACACCGTTCGGGGTGTGACCCGGCGGCATCTGTGCGTCCATCTCGCCGGCCATCTCCTGCACGGACTGGGGTTCCTCGTCATCGCCGCGCCTGCGGCCAGGGTGGTTCGTCATGCGGCAGATCATCCCACAGGGCGGCGGTGAGGAATGGGCACCGATTCGGCCGTGGCCCGCGAGACCGCGTGGCTGGCCACGGCCGGTGATTCCCTCCCGGCGCTGCCGTCATCGGCGGGCGGCCCGTGGGATGTGATCGCCGCCTACGAGCAGGGCGCCCAGACCAGGACCCAGGCCACCGCGATCTACGTGACCCGCGGCCGGGCCGAGCAGGTGCGGGTGGGGAACCAGCGGGTCCGCCCCCGGTACCCGATGCGGCTCGAACTGCACTGGCCGGTGAGGGCCACCAGCCCCGGCGGGTCATCCATCGCCGCAGTGGAGGCGCAGGCGTTCGATGACGCAATCGAGCTGCTGCGGCAGCGGGTCACCGGCCCGCTCGGGGATAAGACGCACGGGGGGCGGTTCCTGTCCGCGGCGGAAGTCAAAGGGGCACCGGGGTTCGAGGTGACGTTTGAGCCGGCCGGGGAGACGATCAGGGCGGCAAAAGAACTCCGCGCCATCGCTTCGTACTGGGTCGATGACTTCGAGGTCAACGCCTGACCCCCTCAACATGAAACGGTCCCCCTCCGGCTGGGCCGGAGGGGGACCGCAGGGCGGTTGCTCAGTCGTCCTCTGCCGCGAGCATGGCCGCGAACGCCGCCTCAATCTGCGCCTCCAGGCCGGCCTGCATCCGCGCCTTGACCTCAGGGTCAGCCTCGGCAACGAGGGTGATGACGGTCGCGTCGGACAGAAGCGTCGTGCCCCGCGCGCCGGGTGCGGACCACTCCAGCATGGTGAAGTCCCGCAGGCTGCCGTAGGAGCCCACGATCGTGCCCTGCCAGCCTTCGACAGTGACCACGGCAGGCCAGTGGGCGGGGATCTTGATGGTGTCGCCGAGCCCGGCGTCGTAGAGGATCATCGGTCAGTCCTCCCCGCTGAGGGTAGCGAGCGGGTAGACCTCCACACCGAACGCCGCCCACAGGGCCTCCAGTTCGGTGCCGGTGAGCGCGTCGATGCGGCCCATCTCGGCGAGCCTGCGGGCGGCTTCCTCGTGGCCGGCGTCGACCTCGGACAGGACGGCGCTGGCGGTGATGGCGTCATCGACGGTCAGGGTGCGGCGGTGGCGGCCGGCGTAGGTGGCGGTGGTCATGGCAGTGCTCCTTTACTGCTCGTCGGTGCTGTCGTCTAGCACCGTGATCAGGTCGGCCACTCCCCGCAGGACGGGGGGCAGGCTGGCCGGGACGGGGTGCTTCGCGTGCCGGGGATGGTAGGCCATCGCTCACGCCGCCTTTCCGCTGGCAACGAGGATTCGCGCCCCGGCCACGTGGTAGCAGAACTTGGCCGTCGTGACCCGGAGGCCGTGGGGGCAGTTGCAGTTGCCCTTGGCGCTGGTCAGGTAGGTGTCCGTCCCCTTGCTGGAGACGGCGCGGAACACGCCCGGCCGGCCGGTGGGGATCAGGCCGCCGTCGGCGATGAGCTCGCGGGCCTTGTCGACCTGGGCCTGGGCGAAACCGCGGATGGCCTCGTTCAGCATGGCGAGGCGGACGCGCACCGCGCAGATACGCCCGTAAGGGGCGGCGTGGCGGGCTGCGGCGGCGGAGTGGAAGTGGCGCACGCGCCCGCACTTGAGGCACTTGGCGGTGTGCTCGGTGGCGTTGCTCATAACCTGAATCGTACAACGAGTCCCTAGCGTCCCGCAAGTCATCTGGTACATTGGGTCGCATGGATGAACTACCGATCGCCGAAGCCCGCGCCAACCTCTCCGACGTCGCCTCAAAGGTGCGCTACACCCGCGAGCCCGTATGCCTCACCCGGCGCGGGACACCGCAAGTGACGCTCGTCCCCACCGACATCGGGGATCTCATCGAAGCCGCAGGCGGCACGGACAAGGCAGCCGAGATCCTGCGCCGCGCGACCTGACCGAGCACGCCGGGAGGTTCCCCGCCCCGTGCTGGTCCTCTACCTGCTCGGCGTCATCACCGGCATGATCGTCATGGCCTCGCTCAGGAAGTAGGGCCGGGAGGTCGCGGTGACCTACTCGGTTCTGTCCGCGACCGCGAAACTCGGCATCGCCGCCGAAACCACCGCCGCCACCTACGAGACCCCGTCGTTCACGGTCCCGTTCACGGCAGGCACCAAGTACCGTTCGGCGATCACGCAGCTGTACGATCGCACCGTCCGCGGCACCGACGCGGACACGCAGGCCATCGCCCAGGGCCACTACTGGTCCGACTGGGCGATCACCGCCGGGGCGTACCCCGACTGGGCCGGGTGGCTCTACAGAGGGATGATCGGCCCCGACACGTTCACGCCGGGTACCGTGACTACGTTCGCCGCCGCGGCGCTCCCCGGTGCCACCTCGGTCAGCCTGGAGGCCGCGCCGCCGGCTAGCTCGGTGCTCATGCTCGGCACCGGGACCGCCCTGGAGTACGCGCAGGCCGGCACCCCGTCCGGCCCCGGCCCGTACACGGTGCCCCTCACCAGCGCCCTCCAGTACGCGCACGCCGCCGGTGACCCGGCGCAGTCGCAGGCCACCCACCTGTTCCGCCAGGACCGGCCCCTCGGCACCGGCTGGCCGTCGTACTCCCTGACCACTGATGACGGCGTAGACCAGCTCGGGTGGCCCGGCTGCATCCTCGGCAGCACCCGCCTCCAGATCACCGCCGCCGGCTACGCGAAACTCGCCTCCACCTGGTCCGGGTTCCCCCCCGGATCCGTGGCCACGTTCGGAGAGGACCAGTCCGCCGCGCAGCCGTTCGCCGGATGGTCGTGGGCCATCACCACCGCAGGCGGGACCTCCACGCGGGGCGTCGCCCTGGACCTGGCCCTGACCCGGGCCCTGGACATCGTGCCCGGCCTGAACGGCTACCAGGGGCCGTATGTCATCGGCGCCGGGCCGATGCGCGCCACCGGCTCATACACGGCCATCTACGACACCCCCGCTGACCTGAACCTCTACCGGCAGGCCATCCAGGAACCGGCCGTGTGGGTCCTCTCCCAGCCGGCCCTCCAGGGGGGCGCGTCGATCACGGCCACCCTGTCACTGTCCGGGTGGACGCAGGGTGCCGTATCACTCGGCGAGCAGTACGTGAGCGCGAACTACCGGCTGTCGGGCATCGCCAATGCGGCCGACTCGCCCGAATCGGGGGTGGCCAGCGTCGAGCTCAGCAACTTCTGGAACGCCGCCTACACCTGACCTCCGCTTACGGCTTCCATTCCTTCCGGTAGTCCGGGTGGTCACTCCAGACAGCGGCGAGGAACAGGAGCGTCGGGCACGGTGCGCGGAAACGCCTCGCGTCGGCGTGCCCCATGCCTGTATGCGCGATGGCCGTGCAGACACGGCAGCGATCGGCGTCACGGCCCCCGTTCGCCGGCCCGTGCTGGGCCAGGATCGCCCGCTTCGCCCCGGCCTCGCGGAAGACCCGGGCCGGGTCATGGCGGGCGATGTGGGCCGTCACGCCCGGTGATGTGACCTTCGATCAACGGCTCACCATCCACCAGGACTACGCCGATTGCCGGTTCTTCCGCCACCCAGCACTCAGTTAGCCCGGCAGCCTCGCGCGCTATCGCCTCGTCCTCGTCCAGCCGGGCGGCCAGGAACGCCGCCAGATGCTCTCCGTCGCCGCTCATGGCCGCCACCTTAGCCCCGCTCCCCTTCTCGCTGCGTCTTTTGGAGGCCGTCCCGTGCTGTACCGATTCACCGGCACCGAGCGTGTCTACCCGGAGACCAGGGACGCCGCGGGCAGGCACCTGGGCCTGGTCGAGCCGGGCGACGTGCGGCCCTTTGAGGCGGCCCCGGATCACATGTGGACGCCAGCAGACAGCGAAGAGGCCGCACCGGAGCCGGAAGCCGAGCCTGCGGCACCTGAGCCCGCACCTGATGGTCCCCAGCCCGCAGCACCAGCAGTCATCCCGGGCGCCTAGCCCACCCGTTCCCCCGTCAGCAACGCCCGAAAAGGGGTGGTTTAGGTGCCGCCGTCGATCCCGACCTCGCTCTACCCGGTGTTCGAGTCCAGCTTCCTGGCAGGCAAGGAAGGCGCATCCTCACCCGGGACCGCCGCGACCGCGTTCACCGGCATCCCCACCGGCCCGCTCGCCATCGCCCCCCACTACACGCCCCTCGAAGACGACAACCTGCGGGGCAGCAACGTCAAGGTCTTCGACCTTCAGTTCGGGTCACGGTGGGCGGAGATCACCATCCCCGAATCCCCCTGCTACGCGGACACGGTGGGAATCCCGCTGCTGGGCTGCCTCGGCGACTACTACTCCACCGGCACCGCAGGTTCGCCGACGTGGACGACCTCCGGTGCCCTGTCGCCGGGTGCCGGGCCGGTCGCGGTCACGTCCGGGTCATCCGCGGTCGCCGGGACGTACATCCAGATCGACTCCACGGCCGGCGACACCGAGGTCGTCAGGGTCGGCACCGGGTCCACCGCGACGTCCATCGTCATCGACTCGTCGACGCCGATCCGGTTCTCCCACCTGACCGGGATTGCCGTCACGACCGTCACCGGCCCCTACACGCATTATTTCTCCGTGCTGAACATGACGTCCAGCACGGGCAGCACCAGCGCGCAGCCGCCCACCTACACGGTCCTGCACCGCAACGGGATCGCCCCGACGTACAGCGCCGACCAGTACGTGTACGGGCATTTCAGCAAGCTGAAATTCCAGGCGAAAAAAGACGGCTGGTTCGTCTGGGACGGCCAGGTCACCTCCTATGTCAGGAGCGTGCCCGCCTCCAACATCACCCCGTCGTTCTCGACGGTGACCGGGCTGCCGACGTGGCGGTCGACCGTCAGCCTGGCAGGCGGCCAGGTTTTCAACGTGACCGACCTGACGATCGACCTCAGCCGCGACCTGGATACCGTCCCGGCCGCGGACGGCGTGCAGGACCCGTACGTCATCGGCACGGGCCCGCTCACCGCCACGTTCAACCTGGACTTCGACGTCGCCGCGAACGAGACGGTCCTCACCTACCTGGAGGGCAACACCAAGCCGACGTTCTCGTGGACGATCAGCAACGGGCTCACCGGCACCAGCGAATACTCGTTCTCCATCGCATCGCAGCTGGCCGGATTCAAGAACACGCCGCTGTCCGTTATGAAGTCGTTCTGGGGATTCAAAACGGCCGGCAGCCTGATTGCGAGCACGACCAATGCGGGCAACAGCGGGGGGTACAGCCCGCTCATGGTGACCTTGATCAACCAGACACCCACGTACTGAAAGCGAGCGCCATGACGATCAAAGTCCCGCTGCCCGGCGGCGACTGGGCGGAAATGCGGGACGTCAGCGACCTCACCGGAGCCGACCAGGACGCCTACTACGACAAACTTGACGACCTCCGGGCCCGCCGGGAGACACCGGGCCTGCCGGAACGCCCCGACCCGGCCAACCCGGCGGTGATGCTCCCCGCCCAGCCCGCCGTGCCGGGAACCCTGACCGGCGGGGACCTGCGGGAACTGCGGGACTCCACACTGGGCCGGCTGATCACCTCATGGTCGCTGGACGCCCGGCTGCCGCTCACCCGGGAGACACGGCGGGCCCTGCCGCTGACGGTGTGCAACGTGCTGTACAAGGCGATGGAGCCGATGAGCTCCGCCCTGTCCGGCGCGGTCGAGGAGGACGTCCCAAAACCGGGGAGTACGCCTACGGAGGAGCAGGATGGCTCCGGTGGCTCGCCGGGTACGTCGCCGGACGGTACGCCGAGCCTCCTCCCGGCGCCCGCGGCGGTGCCGTCCGGCACGCCATAGGGATCGTGACGGGCCGGTATCACCCCAGGGGGCCGGGGGATGTGCCGCTCGAGGTGGCGCGTCTGCTAGGCCCGGTGTCGGTGGCAGTGGCGGAGGCAGCCAAGCGGGGACGGTGATCCGTGAGCGCTCTGTCCGCGTGGGCGGAGAAGGTCGCCGCGGCGGCAGCCCGGATCGAGGCGGACCTCGCCATC